TGGTGCTAAACTGGCTGGTGTCGCAATACCAAGACCAGCCAGTTTAGCACCAGCCGGATCGAGGAATCTTCAATTTGATAATACAACCAATCAAGTTGCATTCCAAAACTTAAATAATGAAGGTAATTGAATGAGTTTAGAAAAAGTTAGCCCATCAGGTGAGAAGCACGGTTTAATCAATACCGTTGCCAACAGCGTTCATGACAATGATTTCAAGCACATGAAACCAGAAACAAAAGCCAAAGCGGAAAAGCTTAAGAAAGAAGATAACCGCATCGTTAAAGCTAGATACATTAACCACCGGGGCAATAACGAAAGACTAACAAAGCCTTATTGTAGATGGGCTGGTGATCCAATTCAAACTTGGAACTTCATTCCTGGTGAAACTTATGAAGTACCCAAAGGCTTAGTTGATGAAGTCAATGCAGCAAGGCTCGCACAAAGAAGTGAGCTTTTAGATGCTAAGGGGATTCCGACTAAGAAGGACGGTCCTGGAGTACAGATTCATGAATTCGTGCCTATATCATTCTAAAAGGAATAAAAGATGGTTGCACAAGCTGATTCCACTTTAGTTGCCATTAAGAAAAAAGTCCGAAGGCTGACAGCATCAGCTAGTGTAACCGCTTTATCTGAAGATGATCTAGAACAGTATATTAATACTTTCTACAACAATGATTTCCCATATGCAATAAAACTTGATCAAATGCGTTCTGTATATACATTTTATACTGAGCCTTATATTGATCGTTACCCTCTTGACGTTAACTATAATCAAGGTGTTCGATCTCCTGTCTATGTAGATGGCATTCAAGGATATTTCTGCAAGGATAGGCAGCAATTCTTCAATATGTGGCCAAGATGGCCAACTAAATTCGATCCTATTAATGGCGATGGAGTAACGACTGCATTTACTTTTACTATTAGTGCTGTTCCCTTCTTAAGAGGGGAAGTCACTTTGGGTGGAGTTGATGTCAATGGCAATGCCATTAGCGTGGCAGATGATGGAAATGGAAATTTACTTCTTCAAGTTCCAAATCCTCAAACAACAGTTCCACCTTACACAGATCCTATTTATACTGCTGGTGGTCCTAATGTTCCAATTCCGGGGATGCATAATCAAAATAACTCCAATCCAGGATTAAACTATCAAGGAACCCAAACTACAGGGTTTACTAATGCCATTGGGACTGTTAATTATGTCACAGGTGCTTTCAGTATAAACTTTCTCACACCTCCAGCATCTGGAACTCAGGTGACAGTCCGTGTATCTCAGTATCAAACAGGTAGACCTTATTCACTTCTATTTTGGAATAACTATTTCTTGGTTCGTCCAATTCCAAAACTTATTCATAAGATAGAGATAGAAACCTATTTGACTCCTGTTCAGTTTATGGAAACAACAGATAATCCCATACTCAATCAATGGTGGCAATACATCGCAATTGGAGCTGCCATTAAGGTTTTAGAAGATCGTCAAGATATGGAAGGTCTTCAGAATCTAATTCCTCTATTCGATCGCCAAGAAGCTCTTGTTTTAGAGCGTCAAGGAGTAGAAGAAATCAATCAACGTAATTCAACTATTTATTCATCCACTCAGCAGTCTCAGGGTTGGAATAATGGGTCTGGTTGGTATTAATGGCAGGATATAAGCCTCTAAAGATTACAGGTAACCAGACTGGTTTGGTGCAAGAGCGGGAAGAGTTTCTTTTGCCAGATGATGCTTACCCTATTTTAGAGAATGCTTTTGTTTGGAGAGAGAGGATTAAACGTAAGCAGGGGTTTGAGCTATTAGGAAGATTAAGACGAATTCTTACTCTAACTTCAATAGGAAATATCTCTTCAGCTGGAGCTAGTACGCAGACATTTTCTCTATTTAGTGCCATGGGTGTTGCAGCAACTCAGCCCAATGCAGAATTTGAAGTGGGAAGTAAAACAACAATCACAATTGTCATTGGTGGTGTAATCAATAGAACACTTACTGATACAACTGGTGATGGCGTTCTTATAAAGAACCTTCCGGGTGGCGTAATCACATCAGCGTCTATCAACTATGCGACAGGTGTATTGACAATAGTATTTAGCGGTGCTGCAGCAGCGAGTGCTGCAACTATTTCAGCTGCATACTTTCCAGGACTTCCTGTAATGGGTCTTCGTTCAAGAGAGCTTAGTAACATCAATAACGAGCAAATGGTCGCCTTTGATACAAGATATGCTTACATCTATGGTTCGACAGGGTTTCAAGAATTTATTCCTGGTACGACTTGGACTGGAACTGATTCAGACTTCTTTTGGACCACTAATTACTGGGTGGATGCCACTAACTTAAAGATTTTTTGGGAAACCAATGATTCCGGAGTAACTGGAGATCCTATTCGGTATACAAATGGAACCACATGGGTCGATTTTTCTCCGCAGATTGATGCGACTCCTAATTATTTAAATCAATGCCTTGCAATGGTGCCATTTCGAGGAAGACTAGTTACTTTTAATACTTTAGAAGGAACTAATCTTGCTACTTCTGTTTCTTATCCACAAAGGATTAGATGGGCTGCTATTGGTAATCCATTCACAACAGTCAGTGCAATTGTCACAACTGTTAATGCAGATGCTTGGCGTGATGACATTAGAGGACAGGGTGGATTCCTAGATATTCCAACCGCTGAAGATATTGTGTCGGTTGGATTTGTAAGAGATAATCTTGTTGTCTATTGTGAAAGAAGTACATGGCAACTTCGTTATACTGGAAGATCGATTGCCCCATTTCAAATTGAAAAAATTAATAGTGAACTTGGAACAGAAAGTACATTTAGTGCCGTACAATTTGATACTTCTTTAGTCGGTATAGGAGATAAGGGGGTTGTTTCCTGTGATAGCTATCAAAGCAAATTGATTGATGTCAAGATTCCAGACCTAGTTTTCCTATTCAATAACGATGCCAATGGTCAAAAAAGAGTCCATGGTATCAGGGACTTTATCCAAAGGCTTGCTTATTGGATATATCCCTACAAGCCTGATGAGCAGACAACAGATATCTATCCAAATAGACGTCTAGTCTACAATTACGAAAACGACTCTTGGGCTATATTTACTGATTCATTAACTGCGTTAGGGACATTTCAACCTCAGAACGGAAGAAGATGGCAGGATTTTACAACACCTGCAGATAGTTGGAAAAATCAGAATTACCCTTGGATTTCTAGACCATCACTTGTGCCAGATATTATTGGGGGAAATCAACAAGGATTTGTTGAAATACTCGATCAACAGGTTACTAATGATGCGAGTCTGACTATTACTGCAATTACTGGAAATAATACTGGTGATCCAACGATCATCACTAGCCCAAATCATAACTTAGAAACAGGCACATTTCTTAATGATGTTTTACAAAGTGGTTCTGTCATATCGATTTCAGATATCCCTACTGGAACAGGATTTGATAATTTGAATGGTGGAAAATTTGGGATTGTTAGAATTGATGCCAACAATTTTGAGTTATGGATATACGATTCAAATACTGGTGTATTTAGCACTCCACAATCTGATTTGCCAAATACCTACGTTGGTGGGGGAAGAATTTCAGTAAGAGATAATTTCAGAATCGTAAGTAAGAAATTCAATTTTCTAGATGATGGACAATGTATTCAGTTAGGTTACATCGATATTTTAATGGATGACACAGAAGATGGAGCCATCACTCTAAAAGTCTTTAATGACTATAACAACGACACTCCAACTAATACAGCTCCTGACAATGTTAATAATGATACTTTCTTCAATTCTATAGTCCCTACATTTGCTGAGGTTGACAGAGGATCAGACAAGAACTGGCAAAGAGTATTTTGCCCTACAAGAGCATCCTTTATAACAATTGAATGGACTCTTTCCAACGGTCAATTAGTTGGAACTGAGCAAGAAAACGATGTTCAAATCGATGCTCAAATTTTATGGATTCGTCCTGCAGGTCGTCAGCTACCAATAGGTGTTTAATTATGAAATATAGGTTTTAATTATGGCATTCAATCCCAACGTTCCGCAGCCAAGCGATTTATTAAGTAAATCACAGCAAGATTTGCTTACAAATAATACCAATCTAAATGCCATCTACTCAATAGATCATTTACCACTTACGAATGCAACAGCGACAAAAGGTTATCATAAGATAGTTCATTTACTGACCCCTAACCCCAACGTTAATCCATCAGCTGTTGCCGCTGTGGGTCAGTTATATTCTAGACAAATAACGCAATATGGAAATACTGACGAAGTCCTTTTTTATCTATCAGGCGGCAATAGATTAAGTCAATTAACTAGCATTCTTCCAAGTACAGTAAGTAATGCAAATGGTGCAGGATCCACCACACGATATTCCTCTTTACCGGGAGGATATATGTTAATTAGTGGTTTCACGACTAACAGTACAGATGGCTCAACTCTTAATTTGTCAACTACAGCATTAGCCACGATTATTTCCATTCAATTAATGCCTCTTGGAAATTCTTCAAGTGGAACAAATCGTGCGCTTGTTGCCCAACCAAGATCAGTTAATACAGCTGCTGGGACAATGGTTATCAACTTACAAGACGTTAATAATAACTCTCAAGCATCAAGCAGAACTGTTTATTTCGAGGTCATAGGTATTTAGAAATGAATAATAGCCAAGATTTTGAAAGCTATGTTCCAGTCTATGACGCAGTTCCAGAAAAATGGGATGATGCTAAGCCCTTTTTTGTTGAGGTACTAAAGAAAATTTCCAATGCCGTCAATATTAGAGAAATTGGGTGGTTATTAGATGAAGAACTGCTTAGTGGAAAACAGTTATTCCCCGGAACATCACCAGATAATCAACAGTTTAGATCTGTATTAAGGAAAGTCATAGATTGTGGACCTTTA